CACGGTGAATTGGCGCTTGTCGGTGACTGCGGTGATGGTTAAATTATCACTTAACCCTGATAAATCTTTGGTGCATTTACTATCACCAAACACCGCTCTACATTCCTTGGTGGTGACTGTGGAAATTCTTTGTTGTAGTAGTTGAGCAAAGCTTCTAACTTCGGCTTTGTATCTGCGATCGCTCATGGAAACTTCCCCAATTATTCCCCGCACCATGAGAATATGTTCGGGAGGTTCTAGGTATAGGGATGATGGGGGGATGTCCCAACGACAGAGGAATACGTCCACGCTTGCATAGTCGTATTTTCCTCCCGCTAAGTCTGCTTCTGTGATGCCGTCGGAACTGAGGACTGATTCTATGTCCAGGTTACGGACTGCCAAGCTATTATCTTGACTAAAGGCGGTGGCGTTGAATCCTGTGGCTGCTTTGTAGAGTATGCCGTCAATGGTCAGATTCTGATCGTAATTGGTGAACCCTTGAACAAGTCCATCCTGTCTGGTAATTTTCCAGAATGTGGCTAGGTTGGTGACTTCTTTTTTAAGATGATTGGCTAGGGATGGGGCGAGAATTTTCATATTTTAATCTATTTTAATCTCGACAACTGACAGGGTAGAAACGTAGAATAAAGCTTCACCAGTGGACGGGTCGGCGGCATCAAATCTATGGTCAAATTTATCTTGTTCGAATCTGACGGGAACGTCAAACTCGAAGGATGCGGTAATATTTCCGGTAGGTGGTGAGGTAAAGGTAATTATGCCAGTTGTGGTGTCTACGGACACGCCCCTGATTACGGGTGTGCCAGCCACGGAAATAGTAGTTTTCCCTGATACTGGTTTTTTGATATTTCTAGTGCTTGATTGATCATTAATGGTGTAGGTTTTTCGTAGCTGAAACTCTTTTTGCCAGCCATTGCCTACCCCAATTAATTCATTAATTCCTTGATAGTCCGACCAATCTTTGAATCTGAAGCCAGTGGCGGCACCGCGCACGCCACGGAAGAAGTTTATTAGGTAGTTTAGTTCGCTTCTGCTGTAGATGCGATCGCCTATTTGCCATTTGCTTCGGGCTTCCGACCAGTTGGAGTTACGCTGTTCGTAGCCACTACCCAAAACGATGATTGTGGTACTAAATTGCGGTCCGCCTACTGTGCCGAAGTCGTAACCTAAGTCTAATCTAGTTTCTGTAAATGTCATGATCTACCCATTGCGCTGCATACTCCGTCTTAATTGTTCGGCTGCATCTTTGCCTATTTGTGTTTCACTGCGGCGGAAAGAATTGGCATCCGGCGTGTTTACGTTCATGATTATTGTACCGGATTTACTAATATTTGAACCGCTATTGTAAGAGGGTGATTCAAAGGCGAGGTTAGGCATTCTTCTATTATTTAGATTGTCTAATAAGCCTACGCCCCAATGGCGCACGGAGGCGGCGGACATGACAAATTCACCGTTGCTTAGTCTGGCTGGGATAGAATCGCTGCGACTTGTGCCTGGACCGGAAACGTAGCCACCATCGGCAAAGCCTAACCATTTGATTACTTGCTTCGTTGCTGTTTGGATTGCCATGTCGGCGATCGCTTTGAGAATAGAACTTGTGAAGGATTTAAAGCTATCCTCTAGGCTTTTAGTTCCGGTGATTATATCTGTGAAAAATTGTCCTAACCCTGATGTAAAGGCTTCCTTGGCGGTGCTAAGAACATTCGTTAAGGTGTTGCCTTGATCTTGGATTTGTTTGAGTTGTTCTGCACCTGTTTTATTGATTAAGGTTAGGAGATTCTGGTATTGAGTGATCAAGTTTTGATCACCGGTTTTTCTGGCTGCTGCAAGCAAGGCTTCTGTGCCTATTCTGAGGTCGCGGTATTTGATTTCTAAGGCTATTAATGCCTCTTTCCTTTTTAATTCGTCGTCGCGGTAGGTTTTTAATTCGCTATCGGGAATACGGGAGTCGGTGGTGATAGTTTTGTTTAGATCATTTAACTGCAAGGATAGGAAATTTGGCAGTTGATTGTCGAGTTCTTTTAATGCGTTGGTGATTTTATCAAAGGATGATTGATCACCCAGTTCACTGGCTTCTTTTAATTTTTTATTGAGTTCATTCCGTTCTTTAAGGATAGAAACGGTTGCGTCGTTAAGATTTTTTTCGATTTCGGTTAGGTTCTTTTTAGGAATTACCCTTTCTAGGATTACTTCTAGCTCACCTCTGAGTTTTTCTATTGCTGTATTTCTTGCTTCTTCTGATTCTAGCTGCTGGAGGGTGATTGCTCTCTCGGAGGCTTTGTTTGCCAGTTGAATTTCTCTGGTAATCTTCTGACGCTCTGCGTAAAGTTCGCCGAGGCGTTCTTTTTCTTCATTGTTTAAGTTTACTTTCTCGGCTTCGAGTATAGAAATTTCGCCTTCTATCTGTTGCTGTTTTCCTATGAGTTCCAGTTCTTTAATCTGGGCATCGGTAAGTAATTCCTGTAATTTGATGCTTTGCTCGATTTCGTTTTTGCTAATCTCATCAGCTTTGATAGATTGGATTTTTAATTCATATATTCTCTGCTGTGATTCCTCAAGAATTTTTGATTTTTCGGCATCAATTATCTGTCCGCTTTCACTGAGGAAAGATTTAATATTTTCTTTTCTGATGTCCTGCCCTTGGGCTGCAAATTCTAGTTGCTGATCTAATGTTTCACCCAGTGATTTATTATCTTGGCTAATTAAGTCTCTGGCTTTTCCTCCATATCGAGCGTCGGCGACTTTGAGGTAATTTCCTAAGTTGATTTTGCCATCGCCTACGGTCAAACTGCCGTCGGGGTTGCCGTGGAATACTGTGGAGGCTACTTTCTGAAAGGTGTCTAACTTCTTGCCTCTGGAATGAATCTGGAGATACTTTTCTACATAGGGGATTTGTTGAACTGCTGACATTCTCGCTAGGTTAGCGAGGGAAGTCCCCAGTTCTTTTTCGGTGGCTTTTGTGAAGCCGATTAGTCCTACTGCGCCGTTGCCATGGGCTTTGGGTGAGAGTGTGCCGCCAGTCTCGAATAGCATGACTCTCAGGATGTCCATGGGGTTTATGCCCAGTCGCTTGGACATTGCTAAAACTTCTTGAATTAATGGATTTTTGTCTGGTTTTTGGGCTGCTGTATCTTGCGCTCTGAGGTAATCGCTAGGCTTGCCGGCGCCACTAGGCAACATGAAGCTCATTTTCTGGAAGTCGGCAGGGTTTACGGACTTGCCATTAATGGAAACTTTATGGTGTAGATGTGGACCAGTTGAAAGCCCTGTACTGCCTACCCTGCCGATTATGTCGCCCTGCTTGACCATCTCTCCTACACCGACCATGGCCTTGTCAATCAAGTGTCCGAAAAGTTGCTCAATTTTCTTGCCGGTTTTATCTATGGTTTGGATGGTGGCGTAATTCCCATAACCATCCTTGTCAAAGCCTGTGGCTATAACCCTGCCTGGTAGTGTGGCGACAACTGGCGTTCCTGCGGGGGGTGCGATATCAATGCCGTCATGAAATTTCTTTTTCCCTGTGACTGGGTGAGTCCTCATGCCGTAGCGACTGGTAATTGGACCAGGAGTTGGGACGGCGGGAGAAAATTCATAGTATTCTTCTTGTCTATCGGACTGCCTTGTCCCGGCGGGTCTAGTGGCTGAGGTTCTGGCTTTGCCCGGTGTTGGTACTTGTGGTGTTTGGGCTGGGGTTGATGGGGGCAGGGGCGCGCCTACGGTTGGGGTTCTGGTGGCAAATGCTGAAGGGGTTTGGTTTCTGCCGGCTTGATTGTCTAGGATTTGCTGGCGGACTTGGGGGATTCGTTGCAGTTCCGTGATTGCATCCTCTCTTTGTGCCTCTAATCTTTTAATTTCTCTTTCTGTTTCTGTGCGGCTAAATTTATTTCCCGGCAGCCAATCCCAACCGGTGCCGGAGGCTGCGACTTGTGCCTGTTTTCTGGCTATCTCTTCATCTATTTGCTTGAGTCCTTGCCTGGACTTGCGCTCTTGATCGTCTAGGTCGATCAATGCCGTTTTATCTTTCCGCATTGCTAAGGCATCGAGGGCAGATCCCAGAGACAGCGCGCTATCCCTGGCTTGCTGGGCATCAATACTAAATTTCATTAGGGTGCCGGCTAAAATGCCGATGGCGGCTACTGCTAAATTTGTGGGAGATAGGAGCGCGGTAAGTCCGATTTTTAAAAATGCTACTGTGCCTCCGGCTGCCTGGACTTGGACAATGAGGGCAGCGATCGCTACGGCTAAAGCTTTGAATGCCGCAATAATTAATCCCGTAATTCCAGATACAGCCAAGCCACCCAGGATGCCGATCAAGGTGGACACATCTTTAGACAGGGCGTTGACAATTTTAACAATTCCATCTATGGCTGCTTTTATGGCTGGTGATACCTGATCTACCATCAGGTTTGATAGTACCTGGGCGCTTCCTCCAAGGGAGCGGAACGAACCGCCTAACCCTTCATTCATTACTTTGGAGGTGCGATCGGCAATACCGTCGGCATTTTTGAGGGCATCGGCTAGGTAGTCAATATCTTTTCCTGTGGCTCTGAGGGTGGTTTGGATTGCCCGTCCGCCTTCTACCCCGAACAGGACGCGAGAAATTACGTCTTGATCCTGCTGGGGTAATGCCTTCATTTTCTCTTTGAGTTCGGGGAGGATATCTAGGAAGGGGCGAATTTGCCCGTTGCTGTCTCGGAAGCTTACGCCTAGCCGTTTTGCTGCTTCGCCGGCGGTTTCTAGCCCCCGACTGGAGATGATTAGCTCATCCGAAACCGCCGCGCTCGATAGCTTCATCTTGTCTAGGGTTTGAGCATAGTTGCGTCCGGCTTGTCCCGACTTGAGCATGACGTTTCCCATCAACCCCAAGACTACCAGGACATCCTCAACTCTTTGATTACTTCCTGCTGCGGTAGTACCGACGTACTTTAAGGACTCCCCAAGGTCTATTACAGATACAGCTGCTTTGTTGGCGGTTTGGGTCAGCAAGTCGGCGATTCTTCCGGAGTCGGAGGCTGGTAGGTTGTAGGCTTTGAGGACTCCGGTAATGATTTTGCCCACTTGGGTTAGGTCTTCGCCTGCGGCCTCTGATGCCTTAACCATGCCATTGAGTGCCGAAGTAATTTCGCTGGCACTATAACCGGCGCGAGCTAGTTCGACGGATAATCTAGCTACATCCTCTGGGGTTTTGCTGGTGGTCATGCCCAGTCGCTCTATTTCCCCCCGAATGGCTGCGATCTCTCCCTGCGTACCGCCGGATACGGCTTTTAAGGCTTTGATTTGATCCTCAAATTTAGTAAATCCGGTGATGGCTGATCCGATATTGGCGGGGATAGAAAGCAGGAGTCCGCTAAGGGCGAATGTAAGTTGCAACCTAATGGCATTGGCTAAATTTTCGACGCTGGTTTTGAAGATGTTGGTCTTGGCTGTTGTTCCGGCTAGTTCTGCATCGAGTTGCTTAAGTTTGGCGGTTAGGGCATCTTGAGCAACGGCAATATCTCGCTTTGATCCTGCTTGCTGGATCTCGTTGAAGGCATTTCTGATATCGGTTTTGGCTTTGTTGATGTCGGCTTCGGAACGGACACCAAGGAGTTTGTAGGCATCGTTGATGTTTGTGGGTGGTGTGCCTGTTCTGGCAATTTCCGCTCTCAACTGTTTAACTTTTGACAGCATGGCTTCTTCAGCCCGAACAATATCACTGTCTGTTCTGGTTTTGCTGTTGGCAATGGTTTGGAATGCCCGCTCTATTTCCTGAATTGCTTGGTTTAAGTCTGCTTCGGAACGGACACCAAGGAGTTTATAGGCATCGTTAACGCCTCGTTCCTGGACTGATTTAAGTTCGTTGGCGAGTTGTTTAACTTTCCTTTGCAGTGCATCCGTAGCCATCTCAATATCTCTTTGAGAGGCAACACCGGACTTTCTAATGAAGTCGTAGGCATCGGCGATTTCTTTGATGGCTTTTTTGATTTCAGCTTCAGAACGAAACCCTAGTGATTTATAGGCATCTCCTAGTTGTTTGGTGGGATCTTTGATTCCCAATTCAGAATCTATTGCTTTGGTACGAGATTGCATTGCTGCCAGGGCTGCGGCTTCGTCCCGACTACCGGGCTTGGAGGCGTTGCGGATCATCTCGTAGGATTTGATGATCTCGTCCCTGGCTTTTTGCAGTTCGGACTGGGAACGAACACCCAACAATCTATAGGCGTTATCAAGTCTCTCTGTCTGGGCAGTCTTGGCAATCTCGTTATCAATCTGTTTGAGTTTGGACTGCATTGCTTCATAAGCCAAGTCCATATCACGGATTGATTGCTTTCCGCTTGTAGATATGGTCATCCAGGCTTGAACTATTTCATCTCTAGCTTTTAAGAGTTCATTCCTGGTACGAACGCCCAAGACTCGGTAAGCGCCTTCTACTTCTTGATTTTTTGATGAGGCTTTATTTAATTCTTGGTTGATTTCTTTGAGTTTCTGCTGTAGGGTTTCGGCGGCTAGTCTGATATCTCTTTGAGAAGCTGTGCCTGACTTGGCGATGAGGTCGTAGGCTGCCCTGATATCCTGTTCCGCTTTCCTTAAATCAGCTTCAGAGCGAAAGCCCAATGAACGGTAAGCTCCACTTAATTCTGCGACTGGATCTTTGATTCCCAATTCAGAATCTATTGCCTTGGTGCGAGACTTCATTGCTGCTAATGCGGCGGCTTCGTCCCGACTGCCGGGCTTGGATGCGTTGCGGATCATCTCGTAGGATTTAATGATCTCGTCCCTGGCTTTCTGTAGTTCGGCTTCGGAGCGCACACCCAAGGCTTGATAGGCGTTGTTTAGCTGTCGTTGGGCTGCGCTGCGGTTGAGTTCCTGATCTATTTCCCTGATCTTGGCGAGGTAGTTGTCATAGGCGACGGCTAAATCTTGTCCGCTAGTTTTAATTTTGGTTGACAGGGTAGTCCAGGCTGTATCTAGTTCTGTTCGGGCTGCTAGAAGTTGCTCCCGGCTACGCATTCCCAATAATTTGTATGCCTCGGATACCCCGTTGATGGCGTTAAGCTGGGAGTCCATCGCTTTACGTGCGGCAAGCTCATCTTCACTGCCTATTTTTTTGGCATCGCGAATGGTTTCGTAGGCTTTGATAATCTCATTTTCTGCTGCTTGTAGGTCAGCCCTGGAGCGGACTCCCAGTAGTTTGTAAGCTGCATCTAAATCATTGGAGGCGACGGACTGGTTTAGCTGTTTGTTAATGGCAGCTACTTTATCCACCATTGATCTATAGGCTAATCCTAGTTCCTGTTGGGATTGCCTACTGCTATCCGCGCCCTGTTTGAGGGTTTGGTAAGCGTCCATGATTTGTTGGCGGGCTTCCATTAGTTCCGCCCTGGACTGAACCCCTAATGTTTTATAGGCGTTGACGTTCTGGCTATTTAGTTGGGCTTCGAGTTGTTTTAGTTTGTTGTTGAGGGCATCTTGCGCCCTGCCTATGTCTAGGGCTGTGGCTGTGCCACTGATTTTAATGGCTTCAAATGCTGATACGGCTTGCGCTCTGAGGTTATTTAGGGATTCGCTGGATTTGATGCCTAGCTCTCGGTAAGATGCGGCGATCGCTCGGTTGGCAATTTTGGTATTTTGTTCGAGAAGCTTCTGGGCTTCTGCCATCTGTTCGATGCTGCCATTGTTACTTGCTGCGGCTATCTCTCTCTTGGCTATCTTGATATTATTTTGAGCGTTGGCGAGAACTACGTCAAATGCTTTTCCTATGGCTTGCATTTGATTGATAGCAGCCTGAAATCCTTCGGTGTCAAACTTGACGGATAGTTGTCGGTTAGCCATAGGAGTAATAATAAAAAACGTTTGTACTATAAGTTTAATCTGTGGACAATCCGACTAATAAAATAACTCCTGTAAATATTTACAAGAGTTAGCTATTCCTTTAGTTGTTGAATGGCTTTATTGATGGTTTTTTCATCGCCTTGGGAGGCGATCGCGTGATCAATAATTGCGGCTTGTCGTTCTTCTTTCTCTATTTGCTCAATTGATTTGAGAAAGAGTTTGATTTGGGCGGCTGTGTAGTTTTGGATATCGTTCCAGCCGTGGCCAAATCTAATCAAGCGACTGACTATTTTTCCCCATCCGTCGCTACGTTGGTTACTGCCTCGGAAAATTTGGCGATGCTGGGAATGAGTTTGCGGTTGAAAAAATCCATATTCTGTTCAACCACCTTCATTAATAATTCGATACCCTCATCGGCTTCTAGTTTATCGAGCCATGATTTATCTTTACCTGAAGCCATACATAGTAACTCAAATAAATCTTCTCCTTGATTTCGCATTAGGAGATTGACGATATCGCCAGCACTTAAATTATCTACGTTTATGGAACTACTAAAGCCTGATAGGATTTCAATAACTCTAGGGAATTGGGTAAACTTGAAGGGCTTGATTATCACATCTCCGAGTTTAGTGGAGATGGTTTCTTGAGGGGCTAATATTTTTAAATCATCACTCATAGTTTTGCAATTTCATCTGGTATTTGTTTGGCAATTATTTCGGCTGGCTCAAAGAAATTGAGCCTTTTCTTGAGCTTAACTGATTTTGTGAACAAATACACAGGCGTGAGCTTGCCGGCATTTTCATAGCTATACAGCATTTTATTATTGGGAAGAATTTTGAGGACAAAGCGGTTGCCAAATTGCGCCCATACCTTGCGCCAAGGATTGCCCTTGGAGATTCTTCTAAATCCTAGTTTTTCACCTTGGGGAAGTAGCACGATCAAGAATTGGGCTTTCTTAATTGTGATCACTGCCCCCTCTTCAAATACATTCATGAAGGGGACACCGGCTCGGACGTAGGAAGCCGGTCCCCTGGAAGCGTCGGCATCTAAATCATAGATTTTAAATGCCTTGAAAAATGAGCCGTTGGAATTGGATCCACGCCGAAAATTTGCCTTGACTTGCCGGACAATTTCTTGTTTGAACTGTCGGGCGGAGGCGCGGATTACGGCGCGGGTAGCTGAGTTTAAGTCTTTAATTTGGGCTGCAAAGAATTCTCTAGCAGCCTTGGATTCTATGCTCATGCGGCTGTTGTTTGGATTCTATAGAATCTGCCATTGACGTTGCTATCTGGTTGGAGATCGTCGTAAAGAGCCATACCGTCTATGTCTCCTTTCCAAAAGTCATCGTTGATAAATTCCATAGAACCGATTGACTTGGGATTGAATTTATAGATATCCACGACGACGGGAGCGTCATCTTCGGCTTGGTTGAGTCCGGCAAACCGCAACCAGTAGACCCGGTTAGGGTTGGCCGTGAAACCAGAAACTTTTTCGGATGCTCCCGCTACGTAGGAGGCATTAACTATGGCTTGGGCTGGAATGGCGGATGATGTTGGGACAAAAATCATGCCCTGCTTGAGGTCTACTGTGTAATCGGTGTCTTTGACGTAGATGGTGTTGGGTGATGTTGACAGGGTCAGGGATGCAAAGGAGGTGAGGTTCATTCTATCCAAGGGATTCCATTTGCCCTTGTATATCGTTACGGGTTCGTTGGTTACGGTTGCACCAACCAGGTTCGTAACTGTGCCGACGATGAATTTCTCTAAGTTTTCCTTGGTAATTTCCTCAATAGTGAAACTAACGCTGGCTTTCTGTTCGGTCTTGACTGTCCTGTCTACCAGGTTTAGTCCTGTGAAGGATTCCTTGTGGTCAATCTGTCCTTGGGTGGTGCTGAGGGTGAGCTTGGGAACGTTGCCAATGAAATCTAGCCCTGTGGGCTTGCCTGTTATGGCATCACGAGATCCCAACAAAACTTTTCCTTTGCCTACAAAATATCTGGGTGGCATATTTTCCCCTATGGATTGAATAAGCGTGTACGGTACAAAACATCAACTTTAACAAGTATCCGGGCGCAGGTTTTACCCTGGGTATCTACGTCGGTTTCGTTGCCGACTAGGAACATTTTCAAAGCTAGGGAATTGAGGGTTCGGTCAGTGCCTAAAGCTTTGATAATGTCCGCTAACATATCGTTAGCCGCTACGCCGGGGGTGTCGGAGAACTTACGCCCCTCTATCTCGATATGCAAAGCGTTTTCATGGTCTAACCCTTTCTCTATTGTATCCTCTGCCACATCCCGATAGATGAGGGCATCAAATCCGTACTCGGTCGGGTAGTCCTGCCAGTAGAAAATTGATTGCCCTATGTTTGTGCTGTAGGTGGGGGTGGTGATCTGACTCAATTGAGAACCGAGGGCAGCCATGATATCTTTGCGCTTCATTCTTTTAATACCAGGTCGGTGAATTTGCCATCGTCAACGGGTTCAATTCCGATCACGGTATATGTTTTAGCCCCGACTACTAATGGCGTGCCGTGATTGATGCCGTTGGTGTCTGTGGTTTTGGCGGTGAGTGTGATTCGCCGCCCCTCGGCATCGAACCCAATGGGTGAATTTTCTACCTCAAATATCCCTTTGAATGAGTTGCCGTTTGCGGTAAAGCTAACGGCAAACTCGTCTAAGAATGAATCAAGGTTCTCCGCTAGTTGCATTTGTGTCGAGGGGCTTGGGTTTCTTTGGGGGTTTTTGTTCTTCCGGTGGGGGTGTGGGTGCATCCTCTATCAATTCGACGTTAATCGAGTGGACTTCGGCAACGGCGGGGACAAGTTCTAGCTCTGCCCCTTCGTCAAATCTTTCGCCACCATGAAAGATTATTTTTCCTGGTTTGACCCTGTACTTGGCTGGTTTCTCGGACATACTCACCTCTAGGTTGTGATTGCGTCTACAATTTTGACGAAGCTGGCAGCCCGTCTTAACTGAATGTCAATGGTTTGCAGGGCGCGAACTTCGATATCGCCGGAGTCGTAACCAGCACCGAATTGATTGGCTAATATTTCCAGTACGCCCCATTCGCCGATCAGGACATCAGCCCAGTTGCCGAAAATGATGGCACTGAGGTTAGTTCCTGTGCCTTTGGTGAGGTTGGCGGGGACTTGGTTGGTAATGCCCATCATGTAGCCATTGACCATGCCAATCAAGGGGTCTGAACCGTTCTCCCAGATCCAGTCTGAGTTGACGGCGGTGGGATTTTTGAGGGTGCGCTTGAGTTTGCCCCGGACTTGGGGGGTAGACATGAAGCCAAGGTTGCCGATGTCGGCATTAACGCTGGCGACTGCGGTTTCCGCTTGAACTAGGGCATCCCAGGTGGGAGCAGCGCCGTTAGTTCCTAGTGATACGGTGGTTGTGCCGGACGCGACTAGGATACCGGTTGGCTGGTTGGCTGATCCTGATCCGTTGATGACGGTGCGGTCAATTTCTAGGGCAATTGATTGGGCGATGTCCTGGCGGACAAAGGCTTCAATGTCAATGCTGCTTTGAAGGAGCATTAATCGAGTCATTCTGGACTTAACACCCACGGTTTTGGGGGTGAAGGTGATCTTGTCGAAGGTGGCTTCAGACTGAGATACCGCACCGCCTTCGCCTACCCAGTAGGTTGAAGCTATGCCAGTTTGGCGAGGGATGTCCAGGTTTCCGGTTAACCCTGAGAGCATTCTTGCCCCCATCTGCATACATAATGCGCGGTTTCTGAGATATTCAATCAGGCTGGCAGCGTCTAAAACTGTGGGAACTGTTACGCCACCTGTAGCGGCCGCGCCAGTCGCGTAAGTTGCCCGTTGTTGTACCTTATCCCAGGGTACTCGCAGGTCGCGGACGGGGATATAGAAGCCAGAGGTTGAGCGTCCGGTTTTCTTGGCGATTTCGTTGCTTAACTCACGCTCAAAACCAGCCTGATCTCTGTAGGTAGGGTCAACTTGAGCAAGGATAGCACGGCACACTGAATACTCGCGTTGTTCCTTGTCGGTTAGTCCTAGTGCTGCTACAGGTTGGGCGATGGGCTGTTGTTCGGGGCGTTGTTGAATCCTTTCCAGGACTAAAGCCCGCGCCATTTCGATGCTAGAACCGTCTTCGATTAATTGTTGAGCCATGGTGTCGGGCATTTTGTGTCCGTGGCATAGGGCGCGGATGGATTCAATGCGATCGCGCTCGTGCTGCCTAATCGCTTCAATATCAATTTTTTCTGTTACTTCCATTCTGATTTGTTCCTCTTGAATAGGAGTTTCTATAGGTGCAGATGGTTGAATTGGCGGGGGTTCGGCTTCGTTGGTGAGGCTGCGACCAACGCCAACGGTCGGATCTGCGGGGATGGTAACTACACTCACCTCGAAGGGTGTCCATCGGGTGACGTTGTAGCCTTCCTCAAATTCCTCTACCTCGTCTATCGAGTAACCGATAGAAACATTGCGGAGGATGCCAGATTTGACCGATTGGTATATCTGTTCGGCTTCTGGATGGGTATCGAACCGCAACTTGCAGTAGAGCCGACCGCTTTTAAGGTATGCCCGTTCACACACCCCAATATAGTCCTCTGGGTCGTGGTTGAAGAGGAAGCCGCCGCCGTCGTTGAGCCGTTCTAGGTTGGCGGCACTGGGAGTATGGGATAAAATCTCGTCGCCCCACCATCTCGCCACCTTGTACTCGGAAGATACGGGGATTTCAATGGTGCGGGTGCTATCGTCAACCATTGCTCGGTCAAAACTAATCTGGCGTTTGGCTGTGCGGTCAATGGCGATCGCTCTATCCCCGACCTGCAACATTTTTTGATTTGGTTCAAGTGTTTCTATTTTTTCTTCATCCATAATCCCCTTAGATAGAGTCATTGGTTGCCTCCGTTGGTGCTTCACCTTCCTTAACAACCGCTGACTGGGCAGGTGGTGTATACAAACTCAAGCCATAAGCCGAAGCCATGTCTAGCTCGCGCTTACGAGTCTTGAGTAAGTCTTCAATGTCGCCGCCTTGTTTGGCAATTTCATCGGTGAGGGTAGTCAGCCCTGCCCCGACCGCGCTAATGGTGGCGTTAATTTCTTTCTGAGGGTCAACCCATGACCAGCCGCGAGGTTGCCACCTAACGGACTGATAACGGCGTGGGGTGAGTTCATAGATTGGTAGGTTTAGGCGACCGGAAAGGACTGCCATATCAAGCCAGGCTTCATATACAGGTTGGTGAAGATTCAGTATGACCCAAGATTGTAGGGCGCGGTAGGTGTCGCGGTCGTTGAGCAGTGCTAACCGACTGCTGCTGTAATTACTTTGGCTGTAGTCTGCCGATAGATTTTCGTAACTAATTCCCACGCCTGCGGCCATACCTCTTAGCATCATGCGAACGAAGGAGTCGAAGCCGGTGGCGGGACGGGTAGGGGAGAAGCCGCTGAACTTTTCACCGGGGGCTAATAGTTCGATAGTGCCGGGACTGAGGGAACGTAGGCGCTCGCCGTTGCTGACATCTTCCCCTAGTAGTTCACCATCTGGGGTTTCAATGAAGCCCATGATGGAGGCTGTAGCTCTCGCCGCTACTACTTCGGCTTCTTCGTAGCCGCCTAAATCCCGCATCCGTTTGAGGCAGGAATGAAACCAGGAGATGCCGCGAGATTGTCCAGGGCGATCGCTAATGAATAGATGAATGATTTCCTCTGCTGGGACGCGCTCTAGCCTAGCAGCCGAGGCGGTGGATACAAATTGATAGTCGCCTGGGTGATGGGTGCGGAGGTGGTAGGCTACGGGGCGGTTCCATTTGTCAACCTCTACACCCATGCGGATTTCGTTGCCGTTAAATGTGCCGTGGTAGTACTCGGCCAGTTGATCCGCCTCGATTAATTCCAGTGCGAAGGGAACGGAAGAACCGCCGAAGGATTGCTTTACTTTCCTAATCAGAACCTCCCCAGATTCGACGACGGAACGCATTACCAGCCGTTGAATTTCTGACCATCCCAGTTTGCCTGCAACGTCGCAGTATTCCTTACACTGCCACTCCTGCCACGCTTCCTCAATGGCTGTGTTTATGGATTCATCTAGGCGATCGCCTCGCCGCATTTTCACTTGAGATTGGAATGGGATGCCCTGACCGATAACGTTGTTACAGATTGTCCTCAACGCGCCTCTGGCATAGTCGTTATCGCGGACTAGTTGCCTGGAACGATTGCGGATGCGGACTAAGCTACTATAAATTTCTGAATCGGCAGAGGTGGAAGAAGCCACCCAATCAGACGTTAACCTCCCTACCTCTGCGCCGCCATAGGAGCGCTTGCGGGGGAGTTGTACGGGACTATTTAAAATTTTCCATACCGTCTGCCAGAAATTCATAATAGTATTTAATTACTACAGTAAGTATATACTATTAAACAGAAAAACCAGGGTTTTCCCTGGCTTTTTTGTGCGTTCTGACGGCGGCTATTAAAGAGTGATCCCGAATTCTTTAATAGCTGCTTCGGCTATTACTTTTCTTAGCCACGTTGTGCGGGCTGCGGACGTGGGCATTTGGGCGAGGGCATCATCTACCGCTTGCGGTAGTCTGATACGGGTCGTGGTCTGGGATAACTTGTAGGTGGTGTTGTCTGCCCTGGGGGCTGGTTTTGGGCGGGCTTTGAGGTTTCCGCCCTTCAATCCTAAGTCTATCCTTGCCTCTTTGAGTACGATACTCGCTCTCTGGCGACTGATGCCCATGTCTCGTGCTATATCGGCGAGGGATTCGCCGTTCTGCTTTACGCGACGCTCTATTTCGAGCGCTCTCTGGCTAATCATTATCTTTTTTGTATGAAGCGGTTAATGTTTGCGGATTTGGTGAGGCAATTCGCAACCAGCCGGGATTGTTTATTTAAAGACGTAGATACAGCGCTCTTCGCTGTCGGTTTTTTTAAGAACTACCCCATTGGCGGGGTAATTAAAAATGCTATCGGGATTTACGCCATTATCTATTTCCCATTCCCAGAAGTCATGGTTTCTCACGTCCTGATCTTCATCTTGTAAGACTGTCGGGTAGTTGTCAGCTACGTAGTCGCCGAAGCTGTTTACTTTTACATTTCTATATTCGACTACGCTGTTGACGGTGGTTAGTAATTGCCTTAAATTTAGATCCATGGTAAGCTCCTATTGATTCTTGGTTTAGTCTGTTCATAAAGGCTTGGGCTTCCTCCCTTGCCTCTACATAAATAATCTATCATTGTGGAAATCTATTTGTCAATAGATAATTCTGTAAATCTTCTTATGATATTCATAGAGAATTATCTATTGACTAGTGATGGGGTTAGTCGTCCAATACCTTGTCCCTGGTTATATCGCCATCTTTGATTAGCTTCATAAACGCCTTGCTAGTGACGATGGCAGTATAACTATCTTCCCCATCGTAGAAATACCCCTTGCCTGCATTGCAATTCTTGGCTGGCGTGAGAGAAATATCACTGGGCTTTATGTTAAGCCTCCTGAATACCTGCAATGCCTTTTCATTGTCAAAGACCCGCCAGACTATATGATCATGTCCGCCTCTGCCAATGTGTCCATAAAACGTGGTGGCAATTATGTTAGGCGTGGGTTCTGCCTTGACTTCCACGGTGGCATTGCCGGGGAACTGGACTATATTGCTGGGCTGTTCTGGTTCTGGACTGGGTGCGGGATCTGGTTGGGGTT